TGTCAGAGTAGAGCACCCACCAGCGCAAGCTGGATTTACCGGTTTTTAACCGGTAGCTAATCGGATGTCTTTACTACCTCATTATAGAAGTAGAAAGGCAACCGATCCACTGTTGATCTTCGTGCCCGCTTCACTCGGACTTTTCCGAGTGATTCGGTTCTTCGAGACGTTGACACTGTCTCAAAGAAGCGGTCACGATCCCATACGGCATTATGCCAGTGGAGATATCCGCCAAGTCCAGTCCCTCTACTCCTCGTCTCTTCACTGAGGCGAGAATGAGGAGCGTCGTGAGACGCTAGCTGGTACTTGAACGAAGTATCAACACCACCCCAAAGACATCTTGGAACGTAGGACTTCAACCAGAACCACAAATCCTCAACCTCAGGGTTGAGAATAAGATGGGCCGGGTCGATGTCTTTCCGAGACCGATCATAAGGTACGAATTGGGCCCACTGCCGAATCTTGTTAGATACGTCAATAAGGTCCTCGCACTCTACAATCGGTGCCTTGATGTAGAAAGGAGTTATATCGATACCAGAGTAATAATGACCGCCACAAGACTCCCTCAAGGGTCCGGAGTAGCACGACTTTTCAGTATTAATCTGAAAGCCGAACCACCCCAGAACTGAGGAAAGCTCATAGGCAATCTCGGAGGGACATATTATGTCATCTCCGTACACTGATACGACACCTGGAGCGTTTCGTAAACGAGCCGTGACCTCACTTATCGCGTAGAAGAGCAAGCTCTCCAATTCGAAAGTAAAGCCATTGCCCATTGACGAAAACATCTCGTTCGGATGTTCTTCACCATCAATGATGGTGACTGGACTCCTGACAGAATCCAGGAGGGTGAACCAGTTCACAGGGAGCATCGTGAAAACTAATTCACGAGTTACAGAATCACTCGCGCTGGACAAATCCAACGTAGAAAGCTGATCTGTAACAGAACCCCGGTGTGCCAATGAACGGTTATTAGCCTGTTCATTGAGGTTTATACCGACTCGTAAAAGGCGCCTTCTAATGAAGTTGCCGATTCCCTTCTGAATGAACATATTAAGATCGGGTTCTTTGCAAGCAACTCGATCTATGTCCGTTTTCTTGGGAACAGTGAATAACACGTTGCCCGGTTGGGTCACCATTTCTAGTGGCCCTTCCCTGCCCAGCCAAAGAGGAAGTTCATCCTGTAAAAGGAGAAACCAGTCCTTGGCACGGTCAGTGACATGTGCTTTTCCGACGTACTTGGTGGCCGGATGGCTCACGGTACGCGGCCGACTCGTCGAAGCCCCCCCAGAGAAAGATCCGATTAAGGATCTCACAGGGGGAACATCACCGATGATCCTTGTAATCAGATCACGGCATTGACCAACGAAGTAATCGTACGTAATCCGGGGCAGGATATTATATTGCCCCGGTGTCATTAAAATACGTACGTTTGTTGCTTCGTTGTCCCGTTCAGCGGCGAGCCACTTATTAATAGCTCGCGTTCTGCGAATACTCGCAGAATCAGTGTTCGGGCCCACGTATTGCGACATAAGATGCTTCTTCATGTAGTCGGTTTTCACCGACCCAGGAAGCGACATCAATCGCGCAACGAGGGTCTCTGTCAAATCGCCGGGAATACGAAAGTCAACTTTGTTCGGCTTTCGTGCATGCTTTTTCATCAGGTTATCCTTAGATGAAAGAGGGACGTCGATAAGATTTTCCTATCGACGTGGACGAAGATAAGGAAGGACTTCACGGAGCACTTCAATTCCCAGCATAATGCCGGAAATGACAGTAGCTTTTGTTTTGCCCTTCTTCGTCTTAGGGAGAGTAGGCTTCCCCACCTTTGGCTTGCGAGCCATTAGTAGAAAGTCCCGTTCTCCACTACGGCAGTCGAGATCGGCAGATTGTCACTGGCAGAAACCAGCGACCTCAGCAGATCAAGAATTTCGTAGCGATCGGCTTCGGGGGCCGTGCTATCGGTGTCGATGGTAAGCGTGACATACGCTTTCCGAACAACGATAGGCTTGGTAACCCCACCGATCTCAACGTCCTGAGATTTCGGGAGATCCAGCTTCATAACAACTTTCACACGCCCAGTTGGGGTGCGAACGCTGCTGAAAGTGAATCTCTCGTCACTCACCGGTGCAGTCCCAGCGTTGATCCAAGTTACAAGGCCACCAATGACGTTGTAAGGCTTGAAGACGTGGTCGGCGCCAGCTAACCCATTGAGGGTCATGTTTGCAAGTGCAGGCATGTAAATTTACCTTTCAAGTAAATTTGCGGATAAGCGCAAGTGCGTTTACCGCGCGTGGCGTGGAATAAGGAGTCATATCAGCATAAAATCGCGCATAAGGAAAACCTGTCAGCGCGACCCGTTGAAACTCACTCGATCGTTCTCGATACGAGCCAGGGTCAACGCAATCAGTCCAGTCAGTCATACGACCCTCTTTATGGGTAATATGAATAGCCTTTCTGATTGATTTGCTAATATATCCACCTTTCCATTCAAGTCCAAGTCCGGCAGTCATCGCTTCAAGCGTGTTGCCGACCGGAAGAAACCAATCTACCACAAAGCTGAAGGGAACTAATTCCCAAGCAACACTGAGTGGATTGGTAAGCCCCAAATCGTTGATCAACGCTAAATAAGGATTGGTAAGCTCCGCTTTTAAGGTTGTTCTAACCCTAGCAGCAAAACTTCCTTTCTCTATGAAGTCGTTGTAAGGGAATTCTACATCATCTGAGACGATGCTTGTTCCATTACCCTCAACGGATCGCGAAGTACGATGCGTGGCTTCAGCAAAAGTTCGCTGGAGTGCAAACATCTCACCCGCAAGTGGGGCCCAACCGTAGGAATACGCAAGCCAATAATCAGCAAGCGCGTTACCCCGGTTGGCGGTGAATTCCTTCCTAGACAGTCCGAGGATATCCCCGGCCTGTCTCCAGCGTCCTTTCTTCATGGCCTTGATAAAGTTAAAGCCACGAAGTCCAGATGCTGCAAAGGAATCTACGGTGGTCTTAAGCTCACCTAGCGAGTTGCCCAATGAAGCGGTTTCCCCCTTTATTGAGTTAAGCGCTTTGGTGATCGATTCCTCCCAAGCATTGTCGATCTTCGAATGGCCTCCATTAATGGAGGAAGCATCCGCAGAGAACGGCGTATGACGACTCGAAATGAATTCATTCCGAGTGATATCATAGTTGGAAGTGAGACCATCTACTGGATTGATATAATGATCGTGCAGAAGATAGGGTCTATCCTCTATCACACGATCTACACCTCTCCAGTAGTCGTAGGCAGTTTTGTGGTCCCCGTGATAATGGGGGGGCTTTCTACTCGCACCCACAGTAATGGAGTAAGAGGCATCTATGTGATCATATGGCACCATCGTGCCAGTGTCTACATCGTAGACAGATCCATGGGATTCCTCCGTTCTCCAGTCACTGAGAATGTGAGTTCCCACTGCATTAGTATGTGCAGCCACAAACACTGAATCACCGACTTTCTTGAATGGTTGTTAAGTTATCGTTAGTGAATGGAATTCTCTCCGGGAAGAAGATCGACGATTTCATCGTCGTTATTATTCCCTGCGAGATTATCCACATATATACGCCAGGCAGTCATCATGGACCAATTCAGGACCATAATTTCATACCTAACGAGTTCAACGGCATCCTCTCTCGGAGGGTTACAGCGGGACATGGAGAAAAAGTAGAACATTGGCGCATCGCCGATTCCTTGCACGCGAACGTGAGGGAATCTTAGTTGCAACCAACGATCGAAAATTCCACCATCAACCGCCATTTCCCCTGAAGAGAGGAAGTCGTGAAGCGTTTCGGTAAGATTATGATCTTGAAAAGACATGATGATTATCCTTGTGTACATTCATCTAACGACGTCCGGCTATGCCGAACTGATTGTGAGAACCCATATAAGTTACTTATATGGCACAATCAGACCCAGCCCCCTTAGGGGGGC